CCTGCTCTCATTTAAGTAACCACATAGCTAAATGATATTTCCATTTTGGCAATTTTGGATTAACGCACATGAATTTTTCGCCCAATTCATGCCATCGTTTAATTTGCGCGACAATAACGTGACCACCTACGTCAAGCCCTATGCCATCAGCTTGAGTAACGTGAATACTATCGGCATAATAATCATCCGCTCGTTGCCGCCAAATTTCCTTATCTGTATTTAATGCCGCCCTCATTTACGGCAGCCCAGCCGTTCCAGTAGTGACCCGCGTCGGTGCGCCGCTGATCCTGACCGTCGCGCCCATCCTAATTGCCTTCGTAAAATCCAGATTCGGTGCCGGCGAAGTCAGATAGCCGGGAAATCCCCATCCATGTAATGCGCCGGGAAGGATTACTCCCCATAACCGGATTGGCAGAGGCTCGGCCACCGCATCATCATACAAGACCACATGGATCGGAATATTGACGATATCCCAAAGCACCTCTAACGGCAGCTCGCCGCCATCGCGCAAGGTCGCCGCGTATTCTTTATACCCGCCGGGGCTGGAGTGATTGGTTATCTCATCAAAATCCTGCTTGATTTGCGGCCCGGTAAGTACGGTGCATTGCGGGATTTCTTCATAAACCGATGAGGTCGGATTCTTTCGATACAACTTCGACCCCTTCGCGAGCATGTATGTCGACATGATTTAACTCCTGCTTAGATCTGATTCGCTGTGCGATTAATCGCGACCTTGACTGATAGATCGGACATTATGATAGTGACGGCCCCATTAGCGTCCGTGAAGCCGCTGAGATTCATCGCAAGCGTCGATTGCTCGCCAGCTGCTAACGAATAAGGTCCAATGTCACCGATCCGATTAAGCGCATCGGGTTGGCTTTTCAGCGTCCAGGTAAACGGGCTCGATGCATGGGTATTGCGAATTACGATTGTTTCGCGTCCGGTATTTTGGAATTTTACGCCATCCACCGTCGCAGTAGGGGCAACGAAAATATCCGTTTGTGAACCGGCCACCGGCGCAAGCGCCAAAACTTTCTGCATGTTGCGGATCTCAGTAACTTCATTCATCACGCGAACAGCCATGTTAATTCCCCCATAGGAAACGATAGTCGCCTAAAATATGGTGCGTCGATTGACTCTCGACATCGGCGGCGGCGTAGATAGGGAGTTCGTCTTCCATGAAAACCCCGCCGATCGTGATCCCGCTCTGCACGTCCTGGTGATCTTCCCACGGTTTTAAAGCACCGCGGATGGCGTCGGCCGTTTGGCGTGCGATAGAATAACTCGGCGCAACCGACGAGATTTGAAACCTGGACTCCTCCGCACCGCAGGCCCCATCATGCGAGTATTCCGGCAGGCGTGAGGTCTGCTGATAGATGACCACCGGCAGAGTCGCGTTTTGCGGGTACGTCGACGGATAGATGCGCGTGCCGACCAGCGCCGTAAGTGGCGCGTAGGCTCGAAGTTGATTGACGATCACTTCTTCCAAGGTCATAATTTTTGATCGACCGCCTGTGCAAATTCAGCGATCTCTTTATTACTGGCAATGGCTTCCCATTTGCCTTTTAAAGTTAGCCACCAATTAGCCCCACAAAAACCACAGTGAAGAAAATATTTCTCTTTCAAGTAAATCACATCATGATCGGCACTTGGGATACTGATGTAAGATGATTCGAGGCAATTTTGGCAGGAAATTATAATTTTCATCCGACTTCTTGCTCTAAATTCTCCCGAATGACCTGCTCGAAGGCGGCCAGCCCCGGCCCCTTCTGACTCTCGTAGGCCGGCGTCATGGACGGCCGCGCGCCGAAGAGCTGGATCACTGGCCCGCCCTTCTGCGAGCGATAAGGCGGCCCAAGCAGCTTGAACCCGAACTCCCACCAGTACGCGACATTGGCCATTGTCACCGAGCGCCCGTTGGCGTCGGTATCAAATACTTCCGTGGACGGCCCCACCTTCACAGTGCCGCTAGAACCGCGCATTTTGGTCGTAGTGACGACTTTGATCCGTGGCGATATGTTTGTCCTAGCCAGCCTCTCGCCTTGCGCCCTGACCGGTTCTGCGAACGCTAGGAGGGCTTTACGTAACACTGACTGCTCGAGCCGGCGGATGCGGCCTTCGAGTTTGCGGTTCACGTCTTGCAGCCCCTTCAATTCCAGTTTCATTTCCATTATCAATTGCTCCGCCGCCAACTCTCCGCGCTCCACATCTCTCAATTTTCCATTATCCATTTGTTCAGCCGACCTCTTTACAAAGTATTTCTAAGGTCGTGCGCAGCCGATTCGGTATCACCGACTCGATATCGAGCACCTCGTCCCGAAAAAGGATCCGCTGATCGGCTTCGATGCCCGCGCAATAGCGAGTATTTACGCGCGTCGTGACATCGGCCCCGACCACTTGGGCTGCAAATAATTCGCGGCCCGATAGCTTTTCCACGTCAGCACGGAGCGTGCCGGGTGGAGGTAACAGATTGGTCCACGTATCAACCGGTTGCCCGAAGCCGTCCTGCTCCTGTGTGCGTTTCTGGACTGTCACCACTTCGCGGTTGCGGCCGCTGTTCATACGAAAAGTCTTTCCGACGAAATAAGATTATCGATAAAATCGAGCCGCTGGAGCGATTCCCTGTTTTTCGCCTCGAAATAACCCTCTCTATGCTCGTAGAAATCGCCGACTTTATGGAGTAGATAGCAGAGCACATTCTCCGGTACATCTTCACGCTTATCGCCATAACCAGCGACGAATTCCACGGCCACCGCCGATGGACGAGGCTGAACATAAGGCCAAACGGCGTTTATCGTCTTAATTATGCGCGGCGGCCGCGCATTCAAGTCGACCCAATACAAAGCCGGGTCTATCGTCGACGGCGTGCCAATAGCATCGAGCCATTTAACGCTCGTTATCGATTGGATAGGCCGCTTGAAGATCTCAATGCAATCCATTGGCAACCAATCCAGAAACATCGTCCACGTTTGCGTGATAATCGATTGATTATAAATCTGCTCATACATTTGCCGCACAGCCAAGATTTTGGACTGAATCAATAAATCGTCGTCGTCGAGATCGATGCGGCTGTGCGCCTTGACTTCTTCCAAGCCGACCGGCTCGAGCACGGGCGGCGTCTTCAGGACAAAAGAAGGGATCGGCCTGCGGCTAAGATCGTACATTTTTTCTGCGCTTTAGGGTCGCCGTTTCGCGCGTTAGATTGTCTTCCGGCGTTTCGATCACTGCGCCCGGTGTTAAGTTTTTTTTTCAGCCGGTAGAGCTTTGCCTTCACCGATCCATCGCTCGGCCACATCGCTGCGCACGTCATATTCTTTGTGCGCGGCGATCCAGCCATACTCCTCGGTGAAAAAATCGGCGACGGTGGTGACGGTGACGGTGTTTTCTTCGGCCATGATTCACCTAACCTATGCAAGAGCCAACCACTTCACAGGCCGAGTACCGGCATCGAGCAAATTCCCATCCGTGCGCATAAACGCAATAAAAGCGATCTGATCGGTGTCCGCATAACGCTCTTCGAGTCGCACGAGCCGAATTGTCGAAACGTCGCGGATCAGGTATTTGCTCAAGTCACCGAAAAGAACGAGCTTTTGACCGGTGGTAAACGTCGAAGACATCGACTGGTTGACGGTGTAGCGATAGCCGAGAAGGCGATCCGGCACGCCGGCTTGCAAACCCGGCTGCCAAATATATGCGTTCGTTGTTTGTTCTTTGAGCTTGCGAATCGCCGCCAAAACCACATCGTGCATCATAAAACTAGCGTTGGGCCGGTAAGCGGGATCGACGCTATGGATCAAGTCGATGACTTCATCCGATATGATGGCGGTCATGGATGCCGCCGCTTTGCCGAGCACTGCGGCGATTGTCAGCCCTTTGGGCAACGTCGTCCCTGCCCCGGTCGTGAAATGATCGTTCTGGATGCGTGCGATGCGAGTCCCCAGCCAGTCGCCGACTAGGGCACCGAGGTCAAAGGCGCTGTCCTGCGTCAATTCGTATGACATGAGAATCGGCTTGGAGCTATATTTGAAAGCGTTCAATGTGAGCTGTGCAAAGGCCGGATCGACCGAGGCGCCGATTGTTGTCGCCTCCGATAAAATCGCGCCCTTGTTGCTGGTGTCGTTCATCGTCGGGTAAGGCAGCGCATTACCGCTATCCGTGCGGATAACCGTCGCCACTGATCTGACGCCGCCGTAAGCGAGCAAAGCCTGCTCCAAGGAGTAGACGAATCCCTGCGGTATCGTTTCTTTGCCTTCCGTTGAAGTTATCGTATCCAATCCGACGCGAAACTCGCGCTGGAAGCTCCGATAGTCCTTGATGATCGGTAGATCGATCTGGCTTGCGCGGAGATCGGGAATTCCAATCCGTAGGCCGGCGTTGATGTGGCGCTGCTCCAATACGCCGCCCGGTTTGCTCATACGCAGAAACCCCTGGACGCTCAAGCTGACAGCTTCTTCGTATTCCATGCGCGACATGGCGCGTTGAGAAACCGATCCATAGCGAATCGCGTCAAACGAGAGCGCAGTCCCGTCAAAGGATCCCTCGCCGTTGGCGTGACCCTTGCCATTGACGGCGTTTTGGGCAACGCGAGCGCTGCGCGCGAGCTCGGCTTCTTTGCCGGACAAAAACTCCTCGTTCTTGATCCGCTTTTCGATCCCGACGATAGCGGCTTCCATCTTGTCGAATTTCTCGCGGTCCTCGGCCGTCTCGCCGCCCCGCTTGTCGCAGTCCTCTTGAAGATCGCGCAATTCTTTTACCGTCGCGCCGAGTTGCTGCCTGAGTTCGTTAATATCTAAGGCCATAAACAATTCTCCTTTGGCTCAAGTAGTTTTGAGCGCGTTCGATAATTTCTTTGCGATCTTGCGAGCGCGAAACAATTTCTGCTTGCGTGTCGATGGTCAAATCTTTTTTAATCTGCGCGGCGAGCGAGCGAATCCCTACATCGGTCTGCGGATAAGCTGGAAAAGTGACCGGCGAAACGTCGTAGAGTGCGACTTTGGTGAGCGTCCTGATGAGTCCGGTGCCTTCCATGCGCCAATTTTGGCCCTCGGGCAGGACGGCGAAGCCAAAAGACATCTGGTCTATGTCGTGGCGCTCGATCGACATCAAAAGATCTCGCGCATAGGTCGTGTCGGCGAGGTCCGCGTCGATGACGAGGCCGGTGGAATCTTCGCTGAGCTTGAGCGTGCCGGATTTGGTGCGAGCGAGCGGAAAGTTGGGATCGTGATTGAATAAAGCGCGGATATCGCCGTCTTTTATCGTCTCGGTGAAGGCCCCGGGCGAGATTTGCTCGCGGAAGCCGCCTAAATCTTCCGAAAGTTGGTTAAAAACGGCGGCGTGACCGAATAAACGCGGCTTTACGCCGATAGAAACTCGTAATTCGGTATCAAAAAACCGGCGTTCTTTTTCCATAAAAAAAAAGCGGAGATTCCGGCTGGTCGACCAGAACCTCCGCCAATGGCAGCAACAAAACACTCGCGCGACTAACGAGTGGTATAATTAT